GCCCTGTTACAGTTTCAGGTACAGTGACTATACCATCAGGGAGTACATTCGTAATTTTATAATGAGTAAATTAGAGACAAATACAATTGATACAGTATCAGGAACTAGTAATTTAACTATTGGTTCTACTAATTCATCTACAGTTACATTTGAGAATGGTGCTGTTACAGGTCATAATTATCCTGCTTTTGATGTATTTTTAAGCTCAGATCAAACAGGAATTACAGATCAAGCGTACAACTTAGTAAAATTTGATTCTGAAAAATTTGATACAGATAGTGCTTTCGATACAACAGATGGCCAAAATAGGTTTACAGTTCCTTCTGGTAAAGCAGGAAAATATGTTATTTATGGTGGAATTGAAGCAAACCCAAATGCAGATAATCAAACCGAAGAAGCTATAATAGCGGTTTATAAAAACGGTTCAATATTTAGATCAAGTAGATTTAAAGGTAATAATACAGATGGATCTAGGTATGCACCTATAGTAATTACCACTACTATGGCTTTATCAGTGTCTGATTATGTTCAGATATATTTTTATGGTTATGATACTAACTCTGCACATAAGTTAATGAATACAAACACCTTTTTCGGTGGATACAGGATAGGAGCATAATGGCAAACGGAATATTAAAAGTCGGTGAAATAACAACTAGCTCTGGATCTGGTAATATTACTATTGGATCAGGTGTTACGTTGCTATCCAACACACCTGCTTTTGAAGCATATTTATCATCGAATCAAACTATTTCAGGTTCAACTTATACTTTGACAGAATTTGATACAGAAGTTTTTGATACTGATAATGCCTATGACAACTCTACTAATTACAGATTTACACCACAAGTTGCTGGAAAATATTTTGTTTACGCAAATGTACAAGCAATAGGAAGTGCAGATACTTTAAGAGATGGTATAATTATTATTCAAAAAAATGGAGCAGACTATAAAGAGTCTAGAGTTAATCCTCAAAATGGCGCTCCTGAAAGTGAATTGCATCTTCATGCAGTTGCAACAATAAGTATGAATGGTAGTTCAGATTATATTACTGTTAATGGATATATAAATGTAAGTTCTGGTACTCCTCAATTTTCATCAGACATTAAAGGCACATATTTCGGTGCATACAGGTTAGGAGCATAGTATGAGTAGTATTTTAAAAGTAAACACGATTCAAGACGGTGGCGGTAATGCTATAATTACTTCTGATAGTTCTGGTAATTTTACCACGCAAAATCTTATGAAACCTGCTTTTGAAGTAACAATGGCATCAGAACAAAATCCTAGTGATTCAACGTTTACGAAAATAGGTTTCGATACAGTGACTTTTGATACAGCTAGTGCTTTTTCCACGACAAATAATAGATTTACAGTTCCTAGCAACACGGACGGTAAGTATTATATTTGGGCTAATTCTACTCTAGGTTCAAATACTAACTCAGATGTAATAGATGCTTATCTAGCGATATATAAAAATGGTTCAGTTCATAAAAGAAGTTATGTAGATAGTAGAAACAATAATACTAGATATGCTCAACTTTCTGTTTTGAGCACAATGCAATTAGTTGCGGGAGATTATATTGAAATTTTTGGACGAGTTAATGTTAGTAGTGGTACAGTTGAAATTAGAGTACAAGATGGCGAAACTACATTCGGCGGATACAGGATAGGAAGTTAATTATGGCAATAACTAGAATAGGTAACCCAGCAATCGCAGATGTCAGAGGCGTTAATTTTAGGAATATAATAATTAATGGAGATCAATCTATTGCACAAAGAGGAACTTCGACAGCGAGTTTATCATCAGGTGCAAATTATGGAGCAACAGATAGATTTAAATTATTTGGTGTTACTTTTGGAACTTGGACAATGAGCCAATCAACCGATGTACCAACTGGTCAAGGATTTGCAAAATCTTTAAAAATGGATTGCACTACTGCAAACGGAAGTTTATCTGCTGATAGCCAAGCTCAAATATCACAAGGTATTGAAGGACAAAATTTACAATATTTAAAAAAAGGCACATCATCTGCTGAAAGTCTTACTTGGTCTTTTTGGACAAAATCAAATAAAACTGGAACTTATATTTGTCAAATTAGAGACATAGACAATAGTAGGTCAATTTCTAAATCTTATACAATTTCATCTGCTGATACTTGGGAAAAGAAAATTATTACTTTTCCTGGAGATACTACTGGTGCATTAGATAATGATAATGGTAAAAGTTTTGAAATAAGATGGTGGTTAGTTGCTGGAACTGATTTTACATCTGGAACTTTAGCAACATCATGGGCCTCAGAAACAAGTGCAAATAATGCGGTAGGTCAAGTAAATTTAGCAGATAGTACAAGTAATGAATGGTATCTGACTGGAGCTCAATTAGAGGCAGGCTCGCAAGCCAGCGACTTTGAGTTCTTGCCTTTTGATGTCAATAAAAATAGATGTTTAAGATATTTCTATCCAATATTACCTGCAAACAATACCGATAAATATTTCGCAACTGGATATTATTATAGTTCTTCGCAAGTTAGAATGATTACAGAAACACCAGTTTTAATGAGAGCATCACCAAGTATTGAACAAGCATCAGGAACTGGTGGCATAAGATTTTATAGAGATAGTAATTATGATGCAATGGAAGCAAACTTTAGTCTTCAAGATGTTAATTCAAATAATAGATTTATTCCAATGTTAAACAGCACAAATATAAGTGGAACTGCTGGTCAAACTGGACAATTGTATAATTTGGACAATAGTAATTACATATATTTAAATGCGGAGTTATAATTATGATTGAAACAGTTACTAAAAATTATGTAGATGAAATTTTTGTAAGTTATCAAGTAACTTATGTAAATTCTAATCTTATTAAATCAGTACCACTAGACGAAGCAAACACAGATTATCAGGCAATACAAGAATGGGCCGCAATAGAAGGCAATAACATTATCGATCCAGGGGCGTAATAGATGCTCGGTTTTAATGCCATATCAGCTCTTCCAATATCGAGCACAATATTTGATCCCAATGTTACAGTTAATGTAACAGGTAATGCATTAACACTGGGTGTAGGAAGTTCTACTGTCTTATCAGGGGCTCTTGTATCCCCTTCTGGAAGTCCATTAACACTTGGCTTTGGATCACTAACAATTAGTGGTGCAGCTAATGTTACTCCTACAGGAAGTCCATTAACTTTAGGAACTGGAACAGTAACAGTCACTGCTGCAGCTAATGTTAATGTTACAGGAAACCAATTGACCATTGGTACAGGAAGTGTTAGTATTACAGCTGCGGCTAATGTAAACCCGACTGGCGTGCCGATGACGTTAAATATCAAAGATCCAGGTATAATTACTTGGAATGATGTTGACCCAGGAGCATCGATGGTTTGGACACCAATAGACCCTTACTAGGAGAATTATGGCATCAAGTTTTTCAACTAACTCAAAACTAGAACTAATCACAACTGGTGAAAAAGCTGGTCTTTGGGGATCAATTACAAATACAAATCTACAAATTTTAGAACAATTATCTTCAGGATACTTATCTTCTTCACAATTAGGAAGTGGTGATCTTGCACTAGCATTAGATAGTGGTGCAACGTCAAATGGTAAAAACTTATATATTAAACTTACAGGCACACTAGGTGCAAATAGAAACGTAACCATACCAAGTGGTTCTGAAAGAATTATAATATTTGAAGATGCAACAACAAGAGGTACATCTTCTTTGTTTACAATTACAGTAAAAACAACATCTGGAACAGGTGTAGTATTGCCAATAGGGTCAACATCTTTAGTTTACTCTGATGGCACAAACGTAAGTCTTGGAATTAGAAACAAAGGTTATGTAACTTTAAACTCTTCAACAATTACAACGTATACAGCAGTAGACGGAGATCAGATACTTGCAAATACAACAGCTAACCCTATTACGGTAACTTTACCTGCATCACCTGCAGTTGGTTCAGAGGTCACGTTTATAGATGCAAGAGGAACTTTTAATTCTAACAACTTAATTGTAAATAGAAACAGTCAACCAATAAACACAGGTACATCAAACTTAACATTAACAACTAATGGTCAAGCTTTTACATTAGTGTATGTAGATGCAACAAGAGGCTGGGCATTTAAAACTAACACGGCATAAGGAGCACGGACCATGGCTCTAATCGAATACAATTTCCTACCTGGAATAGATAAACAAGATACGACAGCAGGTGCAGAAAACAGATGGATTGATTCTGATAATGTAAGATTTAGATACGGTTTACCTGAAAAGGTAGGCGGCTGGTCTTCTTTAGTATCAGATAAAATTGTAGGTGTAGTTAGAAAACAACACTCTTTTGTAGATTTAGACGGCAACCGGTACGTGGCCCTTGGAACAGATAAGTTTTTACTTTTATATTTTGAAGGACAACTTCATGACATTACACCTATAAAATCTACAATAGGTTCTGTTGCTATATCTTGTTTAGATGCAACTTTTGAAGTTAGTTTAACTTTTACATCAGACCATAATTTAGAATCTGGAGATATAATATTATTAGATAATGTAACTGTACCAACAGGAGT